GTGTGTAATAATTATTACAAAGTTTTGAAATGGACAATACCCGGGTATTTGTTAATTCTGGCAATAGCGTTACTCACCCCATTGCATTCAGACGATTTTGGTACTAGGATTGGTGGGTTTCCTAACTTTTTAGGGCATTATCACCGATATTTAACATGGAGTGGAAGGCTAACAGCAGACTATATTGCTTCTTATATAATGTGGATGGATTCGCATTTCATGCGCTCAGCTTTTAATGCTATTGGGACGTATGGCTTGATAATTGCCCTTGCAAAACTTCCCTTCTCGCTAAAATCCAAAAAAATTAATTTGAACTATGTGGTAATGTTTTATGTAATTATGTCAATTGCATGGACGTGCTCACCAAACTTAGGGCAAACATCCTTTTGGATTGTTGGGTCTACTAATTATGTATGGACTAACCTTTTCATAATTATCCTTATCAACATTTTACTCGGAAACTTAATCTCTAATAACAAGCATAGCATTTCTTTCTATATCACCGTTTTTTTGCTATCAGTTGTAGCGGGTTGCAGCAATGAAAACATGAGCCTTGTTATCTTTGGTGTTTGTTCTCTTTATCTATTATTTGTGTTATTTTTTAACAAGCCACAAATTAAATTAGGTGCAATTAGTTTAATTGGAACATTAATTGGCGCAGCAGTTCTTCTTTTGGCTCCAGGAAATTTCAGAAGGATGTCAATGGAAGGTGAATGGTGGCAGAATGCCACTTGGGGCTATAAGCTTTGGCTCTGGGCATTCAAGAAAATGCCTTTCGTTCTGCAGGTTGACTGGCCTGTTGTTATGTTCATAGCTATTCTATTGTGTATAGCCTTGCCCACAAGAAAAGCAAGGGATGGGTTCAATAGTAATAGGCATATATATTTTGCTATTCCATTCTTTATATTTCTAGCCTTTATCGCTAATTTAATTATGATTGGCTCACCAGCATATCCTGCAAGGGCAACGAACGGCCAATTTATAATGCTTTTAGGTGGTTTATCTTTTGCCACGTTTATAGCATTAGAAAATGCCAATAAAAAGCTGTTGATACCCATCCTATCAATATTGTTTTTAACATCAACGTATGCATACTCTTTAATGGCGAGATCATATTACTTTGTAGCAAAGCAGGAAGTGATTCGTCAATATATCATGAATAAAGAGCGATCTTCATTTAAGACGAGTGCAACGATCCCAGAATATAAATTTAGGCATTTGTTTAATGAAGGTGATAAGTTTGACATGTTCAAGCCAAAACAATTACCTTATTTCTTTGGGCTTAAAGATGTGTCTTACATAAATCCAAACTTTGATTATTCAGTTATAACCACGGAAGGCACCAAAATAAACATTGATTTAAATGGATATGCGAAAGGTATCGAGTCTTGGGTATACAACGATCAGATACTAAGGAATGATTATGTGATCGTTATTATGTTAGATCACTATAACAAGGATGTATGGTCAAAACATGATGCATTTATTGGTAAATCAAAAAGCGTAATGATAGATGGTAAGCGCTACACCCTTAAATCCGAGCCTGGTCTTTATGCTATAAACGGCAAAGCATACTTTGCTCTAAATATAGGAAGTAACAAAATAAAATCTGACATAAAGAAAATAGATAATTAATTTATTTATAATAGGCACACCAGTTTAAACACAATAAATTAACCGCCACTATCATTGAATTCAATGGTAGTGGCGCATTTTACATTCCAATAACTTACCAGTGGGATAGGAAAATATAATATCACTTAGTAATTAACACTTTTGATATCAATTTTTTCGTAATAATGCGGTATATTTCTTAAACGTCAATTGATTATCACATCCATGTGATCAAGTTATTAACTACTGCTGGTATAGGATGCTCCAGTATAGATATGCTTCCAGACTTTGCTTTGAACAGATACCATCCCGACACCGCATGATAATGCAGCATTCGAGTTGTAGCAGCCTGCGTTATCCACAGACGTCAGCCTGGTCAGGTCACACGCAATGTTGTGCAGACCTCTGCCTAACCTTATTGTACCACCGTTAGACACGGCAATAGTATTAGTCCCGCCAGTATCAACATCACCACTGATGGTGTAGTTGGCAGCGTTAGAAGAGAACGGCACATAACCAGCTGCCAGTGCAGTTTTCACGTTGCTGTTATACACCTTCGCAGTTGTGCCCGTAAGGTCTATCATGCCAGCGCAACCGTCGAAGGTGGTGTTTGACAAGTAAATCTCTGGCTGTGTAGCCATAGCCACCTGCGAGAATATAGCAGCCGCGCCGTTGATCTGTGTGACGTTTTCCAGATACAACTTGCTCAGGCTAGTGGCGATAGTTCCTAACGAGCGGAACAGTCGGCCCTGAGTAGTGTCTGGGAATATAACCTGTACGTTATTCATGTAGACATGTCCAAGCACACCACGGCTAGCAATCACGCTGGCGTTGGAGCTAGCTGGAATGATAATGCGACAGTTGTTGATGAACAGCGTGTCGACGAAGGTTGTGTTGGCATTGTTGATTGACACAAGCCCCAAAGCATTACGAGGACCGTTGTTAATCGTCAGCTGATGCACAGAAGTGCCAACCGATCCCGACACGTTAACCACAGGGGCTGTATCTTTACGGCTGAATATGTTCTCCAGAACAGCCTCATCTACTTCCACACCATACAAATTTTCCGGCTTCTTATACCCTCGGTCGTCAAAAGTAATGACAGCGAAAGCCCCAGTTCCGCTTAGACCATTACCTGGGATAGCATAAACATCACTTACATGAAGGAAATTAACATGCGTATAGTCAAGTCCATTGGTATCGGCATTACAACGCATTACTGAGTCCCTTGTATTGCCGTACAGACCAGAGATTTTAACGCGCACGTAAACACCAGAACCGTTACCTCCAAAGGTTACAAGCGTAGTAGTTGTTGTCCCTTCATCATTAACCGTATTAAGGCCATAAATGCCTGCTATATCTACGTTAGAGAAATCTCCCGGCTCGCTAATATCATATGAAGGGTAATCCCCTATTGTCAGCGCGCACATGTCATCACCTGTCACACCTGATAAGTTCCTGATGTAAGCGTTCGTGACAGGGTTCTGCAAGTGCAGACCATCTGAGATAGTGTTGAATCGCAACCCGTCTACGTGCAGGTTCTGGATTTTAGCTATCAGCCAGCAGTACTTACGGGCGTTTCTGGTAAGTATACCACCACCGAGTCGCAGGGTTGTGACGTTCTTGAACACTGACGCCATGCTGTTTAGGCCACTGAAACCTTTGGAAAGTCCATTGAAGTCAATAGTTCCCGGGCCCCACACTTCGATGAAATCGTCTGCTGCTCCGGAGTTGACGTCATAACTATAGTTACGAAGAATATTGCCGTTGTAGCTGTCCGCGGCCTTCAAAATAACACCTGGTCCAATCCACAGACGAGTACCAGAGCGCAACACCCAGGCGCGGTCAGTAAGATATGTACCAGGTTTTTCAAAACGAATATCGCCTCCGGAAGCAAACATAGCGTCCAGACCGGAGCCAATGATGTTTGTGGTGCTTGGTTCAATACCATACATCTGAGGAGTGCGGTATTGAATGGCAGAACCGACTGTACCAGCAGGATAGACAGATCCTACCGATAGTCCGACCAGACCAGCACCACTCACCGCTGCAAGCGCAGCACGCAATGACGCATCACCAACACCAATCCACGCTCCAGGCGCAATACCACCAGTGCTGGCAGGGGTTGAGTTGGCCGGAACAACTTTCGGGCCGGAAGCAAACGAACCAGTCCATTTGTAATATTCGCCGTCGGCGGTATTCAGCAGCACCTCATTTGGGTTGTTGATAGTCGCGCCGGTGGTGAAGGTCTTCCCGGTAAGAATCACGTAACCGAAGGCGTTCATGGCCTGCTGCGCGAGGTAATTGATGCCCTCGATGGTGTAGTGCTTCTGACCAAAGCGATCAGTGTAGGTCCATCCCATCGAAGTGACGAACTCGTCAATTTTCCCTGCGTTAAATTTGAAATCGAACGGAGATTCACTTGGTACTGGCAGATTGGTTGGTTGCGTGGCCATATTTATTCCATAAAAAAGCCCGGCGCGATGACCGGGTCTGGTTGGTCGGGACGGTTCTTATTGATAGATGGCGTCGCTGTATTCCGCGACTGTAAGAGATACCGTGTTATCGGTGTTCGGTTTGATGCTGTTAACCGTCCATAGCTGACTGTCAAGCTCCTCCACTGTCGCAATGAGATAGCGTGACGGGAGCTGCACAGTTTCTCCGTTCCATATGTTGAGCTGAATGTTGGGTATTGCCGCGGTGAATCCGTATTTCGTGTCGCTGCGGGCTGTCGCCGGATAGCGCAACGTGGGATTACCCAGACTGTCGGTCACCAGCACATACATCGAACCAGTAAACGTGATCGGCTCGCTGGTATCGAAGTTATTCCCGGCACGACCGGTGATGTATCCCTGTTGCTGGTTACTGTCGTAGATGTCAGGCATCTGAATGACGCTTCCAACCTGAATGATTCCATCCTCAAACACTTTGGCGTTCATCTTCACCCTGGAGTAGATCAGGCGTTTAGTTTCGCGCAGCGCGCGCTCCCGTGCCTGGTACTCGTTACGAAAACCGACGATCTCCAGTTTGTTCGGGTTCTCAGCTTCCTGCTCGACGATAGAGCCGTTCAGGACCTGGTAGTTAATGTACGTCTTGTTGTTCGTGGTTGGGTGAACGTAGGACACCTGCACGCCGTCGTAGCCGCCAGGAAGAGTAGCCTCGTACGTCATTTTGTACTCGTCCGTCTTCATGTTGGCCCGGTTGAATACGGCCGCCGGGTAATCAACTTTCTGATCCCTGGTGAACGTCAGCACGCCGTCATCCCAGTACGCTACCACTGAAGCCGCATTGCAGATCGCCTGGACACGGTCACCGAGAGAGTCATTCTCATCGTCAAACGTGTAGTCGAAGTAACCCAGCCGTTCATCAGGCAGGCTTTCGGCGATTGAGTACAGCCCGTACAGGTCAATGCTGCTTACCGGCTGCTCACCCATAATGAGCCAGGTATGCGCCACCGCATCAGCGAACGAGCGCGACGGACGCAGCGTGTAATCTACCGTCTGCGTGTTTATGTCGTAGGTGATGGTATGGCGGGTCACCAGAGCGTTATATTTGCGCTCGCGGCTACCAAGGGCGTTCTCAGTCGCCCTCACCTTCACTCGTACCAGGGTGTCTGTCTGGTGAACGACATTGGTCCGGATGTTAATGCTGTGGATTTCCTCAACCTTCAGAAGGCTGGCATCGCTGGAGTTATCTGTGCGCTGGAAGCTGACCGCGTACTTCCCGAATCCTCCGGTCGGCGTGATTTTGTCGGTACGGTAGAATACTTCGCTGGTCGACTGGTGCGGTGTCGTCTGCCGGTACGTAAACGCCTGCTGAGTTCCAGGCACCTGGTTGTAGTCGTCGTCAATTTTCCAGATGACAACCTTCCAGTTGGTCTCTTTCTTCCCGCCGAGGCTGGACTGGGTATGCAGCCACAGCTGCGTCGACTCGACCGGGGAGAAGAACGGCCCCACAACCAGCGCCTCGTTATCGTTCAGGATGAACTTCGTGGTGTTGATCGTGGCATTCGCCGGGATGTCCTGCGGGCCTTCGAGCTGGTTCATCGTGAACGTGTACCAGCGTACCGGATTCACCACTGCACCATCGTTTGTTTCAACGGCGGAGATAAGCGTTCCGGAGAATGTCGCATCGGTAGTAACGCTGCCTGATGCAGTGTTATACGTCACGTTGATGGTGAAAGTCACAGCGTGCGGCAGAACCAGGCCCATGAAGTAATCGAACTCGGCCTGCTTTTTGATTTTCATCGCAATCTGGCCGCCGGAATACGTGCCGCTGACTACAGTGGTTGCCGTTGCTGTTTCGACAGGGAAATCGCTGGCTTCGTTTTGCCCGGGAACCTCCTGACCGTCAACGTCATCGAACCCGTAGCCCTCTACGATCTGAGGGATTACCTCGCCAGGCTGGAAGAACTGGAATTCAGCACCGGCCAAAGAGCCAAGACTCGATTCTGAGTAGCGAACAGACTCGTAATCGTATTTTCCGATCCCGATGCACATCCACTCAGTGACGTACTTCAGGCCGCCGTCTGTAGATGTCTGGTGAACGTACTCGAATACCGATTCCTGAATCAGGTCAGGGAAGGAGCGAATCTGGCCGTAGATGTCCGGCTTTGCCTTGTAAACGCGGGCAGTGTTTGTCTGACCGGTCAGGCTATTGTTGGGCGAGTCGACAGAATTTCCACCGGTGTTTGCGATGGCCGGCTTAGGTGCCAGGAACGAAAACACCTGGCCCACTACTTTAAAGATCGGGCTCAGGATGTCCCCGACGATACCCTTTGGCTGGTCGAAAATCTGGACGTTGTCCAATTCGCTCAGTTCAAACGCCAGTTCGTCGTCATCACCCAACTTTACGCCGTTGCGGACGATCAGTAGATCGCGGTGAAAGGTAGCGTCATTGGCCGCAAGCCAGTCATAAAAAAGGGTGCCATTTGGCACCCTGTAGCGTTCTTTTGGCGTTCCCGGGAAACGCTGGAGTTCAATCAACGCCATACGAAAAATACTCCACCTTTGTAAATGCCCGCTGAATGACCAGCAACGAGTCCATGCGTACGCTTCCGTTCTCGCCACGCGAGTGCAGTGCCTGCCTGTTCAGCACCAGACCAACGTGCGCCGGTTGCGCGCCGCGGTATCCGACGAATATCCCGCCCTCAACTGGATTGTCGACCGGGCGCCAGAAAACGACATCACCCTGATAGCAGGTGAAGAAGTCCTCACCGGCTTCGTAGTCCGGCGTCTGGTGCAGCTCGATGCCGAAAACGTGCCGGTAATACAGCACGCACAAGCCCCAGCAGTCGACTTTCTCGAACGAGCATGCCCGGTTAGCCCACGGTACTCCGATAACCCGCCGGATAAATTCATCTTTAGTCATGCGGATTCCTTATAGGTACTGGAGTCCAGTGTATTCGCGGGGATCGTATAATTTTCCAATATTATTATTGAGCGGGTTGGTCACAGACAGGGTGACAGACGCGGCGTCGGCATCGATATCGACGGTCTTGACGTATAACTGCCACGACTTAATCGGCACCGACACATCGCCGCTGTCGAATATCTGCCGCGTGGCCGTGATGGCTGTCAGCCTGGCCGCACCCTTCCACTGTTTCATTAGCGCTTTGATGTCCGACGACAGCCGGCCTAATTTCACTGTCGCGTCGATTACCGGCGTTCCGCTCTGCTGACTCTCTTCGATTTCAAAGCGCGCTGGCGTGTAAGCCTGTCCACCAAGCGTCTTCGGGAAGAACTGCTTATCGACCAGGCGCACATAGCCAAAGGATGGATGGTAGAACGTGATGGTGTCGTACAGACCGCGCGTCGGGCGCTGCTGTTTATACTCCCTGAAGCTCGGCATTACGGCATCCTCGGTAGTGATTCCGGATCGCGCCCATCCGGATAACCCGTCACCACGATATCAAGCCACGAATCCCATGGCGGCGGAAGCTCAACAATGATGTCGTCAAATTCGTCGTCTGCGTTGTACAGGTGGTTAGCAATAACGGTCCCCGTCCAGGTCACCACCCCGCCGTCGATACTGGTTTGAACCGGCATCTGCGTGAAGTGAAGCTCCTGCAACTGCAGGCCACTACCGCCCAAATTGATATTCATCCGGAACCAGTTTAGGCCCCGGTTGAGATAGTTCGGGCTGCGCAGCCACTGCTGGAAAGCACGCTCCTGGTCAAGAGTGAAGATCCACGTCAGTGACCATGTCGCTTTCAGATCATCAGTAAGGTTCTGGAAGATAGCCGGGCCGACCGCTGGCTGATCTGTCTGAAAACCGGTATCGAGCGTCATGTTTTTGCTGGCTTTCTGTGCCAGCGGCAGCCAGTCGGGATAGTCGATAATTGGCATCAGCCCTGCCCCCTTGGCGTGCGTTTGACGTTGAAGTTGGTGGTTATCCCCTGGCTCATTGGCCCACCATTATTTAGATCGGCTATGACCATATCGATGGTAAGACCTCCACTGCCATCAGAGCTTGCCTGCGCATCCACTGATGAACCGTTATAGTTCTGAACGTTTAAAACAACGTTTATTCCTCCGCTGCCTTGCATATCCTTATTGCTGATCACCTTGCCGTTGTCGCCCGGTATCATGTACTGCTTGCCGGTGCTGGCCTGGTAAATCTCCGGCATGCCACCTTCGCCGACCTGGTACATTCCTCCAGCAGATACAGGGCCGCCGTTCTTGCGCTTGCCAGCTAACGCCCCCACCCCAAGAACAGCCACGGCAGCAAGACCGATTTTTGCAGCTGTGCCCATTGATGCAATGGAAGCCATTATTGCAGCGGGTGTCCATGCGGCGGTGGTTGCAGCTGCAGCGCCAGAGCTAACAGCTAACTGAGTACCTACGGCGGCGTTTTGCACTGCGGTTGTAGACACTATCGCAGCCTTTTGGGCAGTCCCACCCATAATTGCCGATTTGACCCACTCAACCCCCATTTGCACGAAGGTATTAACCAGGCTGTTAAGAACCGTGCTACCAAGAGATCGCATTGCATCACTGGCCGTCATACTACCGGTGATAATTCCCGTTAATGCGTTGGAGGCATTTCCTGCTAGCGCATCGATTGAAGCCGCCAGCGCTTCATTGCCCGCGCTCTGGTTACGGAAAATCTCCCATTGAGCTGCAATCCTCTCCTGCTCATACTTCCTGTTGGCCGCATTCGTCAGTTCAAGGCCTCGCTGGGTTAGCTGCCCCTTCTGGCTTTCAAACTGCTGAATTAACGCCAACTCCTGAGCGTGCTGGTTAGCAAGCCTCTGAACAGGATCAACCTCACCTTTTGCAGACTGCTGTGGGGTTACAACCTGTTGCGCTCGTATCTTCGCTAAATTCGCCTGATGATTGGCCTCAAGCCGCTCAGCAGTTTTGTCGTACTGCTCCTGGCTAATCTTCTTGGCCGCCAAAGCGGTTTTCAGGTCATCAACATCTTGCTTATAGCTGGCGTTTTCGCGCGCTTCCGGTAGAAGCTTTTGCGCGGCTGCCTCGGCCTTGATGGCATTCGCCGTATCCCATTTCTCTGCAGCATACTGCCGGGCCTGTGCGATCTGGGCCTGAGATGCGCCCTTCCCAAGAGATTGCTCGGCATTAAGCATGGCCTGCTCTCTGCTGAGTTCTTGAGTTGACCCCGCCGCCAGTTCTGCTTGCTGTTTCAGGTTAGCCAGCTTCTGGGCAATGGAATCAGCTTGTGTTGCAGATCGCTTGCCCTGTGATTCTGCTTCAGATGCAGCTTTCTTACGCGCCTCTTCCGCTTTCTGAAGATCATAGTTTTCACCGGCCAGTCGTTTGGCGGCTGCGATCTGGTTAACGTTGTTGGTCGCCTTGGCTGCTTCCATCCCCGCTTTTGCAACGGCGCGCTGCCGCTCATCCTGAATCTTCAGAAGCTCATTCTGTTCTTCAAGGTTCAGAATTATTTTGTCGCCAGCATCCGTCGGCGGAGATATCTCAAGTGCTTTCGGATTGAAGTTTTGCCCGGCCTGATTGGCCCGGTTGATTTCATTCGCGGTATTACCAAACGCTTTTGCTACCGCGCCCTGCACCCTTTCGAGAGTAGTGCCTTTTTCAATGAGGCTGTCATGCACACCCATTGATGTGAGCATGTTGTTATTGAGCGTATTCTGTGCAATGTCGCGCGTGCGAATGGTATCGGCGAGTTTATCTTCCAGATTTGCACGGTCACGCTGTTTCTGGTTGATCTCATCCGTCAGGCGCGCGGCAATTTGCAGCAGCCCGTTCCCCTGTTCGATGGTGGTCCCGAACTGCTTGCCTTTCTGAATGTAATCATCGCGCTTTGCAGTCAGATCTTCGATTTCACCGCTCAGATCTGAAAGTGCATCCTGTTGGCCCTTAATCGCCACGTTTGCGTCAGCAATTGAACCACGCAGCGCGGTATTACTCATGGCCTTCATGGAACCATTAAGCTTGTCCAGACCATCGGCAAACGCGATAGCTTCCTGCTTCGCCTGTTGCGATTTCTGCCAGAAATAGAATATGGCAGATGCCGCCAACATTGCCGCGCCAGCCGGGCCGCCGATGAGTGACAGCGCGCCTTTGGCAAGTCCAATGCCAATTGATGCAGATCTTGCCGCCGCCGCCGCGCGTGTCTGCGCCGCCGCCTGTGCAATCTCCGCTTCTGCAAGAGATAGCGACGCTGTTGTGGCCCGCGTTTTAGCTGACACCAGCGCATCCATCGCCAGCATCTCGGCTGCACTACCTTTAGCGACATTATATTCAGCCTGCGCCAGCGCCAGCGAAGAAAGAGCCGCCTCTTTATCGGCTACGGCTTTGCGCTGAGTGGACGTTGCTGAAAACAATGCTGCCTGTGCAGCCTGAGCATCAGCCAGTATTTGCTGGCGTGTCGCCGTGATGCTTTGCACTTTTGCTGCGGTGCTCTGGACAAGAGCGCCGACATATCGGGAGCCAATAACTCCAGCCAGAACCAGAGCGGCAGTCGTGCTTGCGTCAATAAAGCCTTTCATTGAGTCAGAGTTCTGACTGAATTTAAGCATCGCATCAGCTGATGCGATCAGACCGTTGGTGAATCCCTGAATAACTCCGGTTTCACCTTCGAAAGCGACCAGAATGGCGGTGATTGCCGTTTTGATTCGAACACTCGCATCGACCAGGTTATTCGACATGCCAGCGGCGGCAGCCGTGTTCGCCTCAAGTGACTGGCGCAAACCCTCTGTGAGTTGTTTGGCGGTTAACTTTCCGGCAGCACCCAATTCGCGAATCTGCGCGCCGGTCATTTTACTGGCGGCCGCAATATCGTTAATGACGGATGGAATTGCTGAGGTAATGGTTTCCCACTGATCCGCCGCCACCTTTCCGGTATTGATGGACTTGGAGAAGGCATCAATTGCGTTGTTTGCGCGATCAGCAGAGGTGGCATTTTTCACGAACGCATAGGACATTGAGTCCTGCACATCGATAGCCTGGTTTGTCGTGTACTGCATGCTCCGTAGGCTGTCAGCCGTGCGGATGTAAAGCTCCTGCGCCTCCTGCAAAGAACGATATGTGCCGTTTGCAGTCGTAAGCAGGCGCTGCTGCACCATTTCGAATTCGGCCTGGCTGGACGTCGCCATTTGCACGCGCTCGGCCATTTCCTGATACTTCTGCACCAGGCCAGCCATTTCACGCAGCGCCGATGCAGCAATTACGCCTTTGATGGCAGATGAGAGCCTTGAAAGACCAGTATCAAGTGCATCAGCCGCCTTATTCGTTTTGTTGAAGCTCTGCTCCATGTTGTCGAGAGCTTTATCAGCCTGGCGCTGCGCTTGCAGCAGTGGCGCTACGTCAGCGCTTACTTCGTAGTAAATTTCGCCAACGTTCGTGGTCATTCGCTATTCTCCGGGCAATAAAAAACCCCGCCGGAGCGAGGCTGTTTACTCAATTTTTCCGCCATGCCGCTTTTTTCGCCCTGGCGAGCTTTCTGGCTTTTCTTGCCATGTAGTCATCGGCAACGGCATCATATTCTTCTTTGGTGAAGCCTTTCTGGTCCGGGTATTTTGCAGCGATGAGTAATTGAAATTCAGTCATCGTGAGCTGCTCAGCCTCTGCCCGGCTCATGCCGAAGTGATTTCGCGCTGCGCTGATATATTCAAACGCATTGAATTCACTGGTCGCTTCATTGCTTTCATGCCGCTGAAGTTTCCTGACCTTAGCTTTTCCGATGATGCCATGAGCTATCAGTGACTGAGCAATGATCAGCATGTTGTATTCATTCATGGCACCACGGCGAACCTTAAATGTTTTCCCTGCCGTTTTAGCTGGACGCAATTCGCCGATCAAAGCAGTGGTATCTTCATCACAGCATGCATCAATCACTGTCATAGCCGCCATTACAGCCTTGCGCCCGTAACTGGTCGATTTGATATGCTCGATAAGCCAGACAGGAACGACACCATAAGCTTTTATCGCTGATTCAATTAACCCGGAAACTTCGTCGTGATAGAGGTTATAGAAGGTGCTGACAATCTCGACGGGTTCGCCTATCCGTGTCATGTTGATGAATGAAGGCCTGAGTAAATAGTCCTGATCTCCATATGTGATCAGGCATTCCCCAATTTCTTTTATTGTTTTCATGAAAACCTCATAACCTGAATTATCTGGGGCACCAGGCGATACCCCATGTAATGCAGGTTAAACCGTCACTGTCACGGCAAATACGGCAGTGAATTCGCCATCGTCAGTTTTCACTGTGATATTGGCAGTGCCTGCTGTCGCGCCGGAAGGGGCGTTAACTGTTACCGTGTTGCCGCTGATTGTCGCGGTTGCCCTTGCCGGAACGGAAGATGTAGCCGTGAAGGTTTTCTCCGATGCATCGGCAGGCGCTACGTTTACCGCGAATGTTGTGGACGATCCAGCTGCTACAGATGCACTGGTAGGTGTCACAGTCACACCTGTAACCGGAACATCTTCAGCGACCAGTTGCACGTCGATGGTGTCAGAATCAGATACCTTAAATTCCGTTGTCAGCGTAACAATATCGTTACTGCCACCATCAGAGCTAAGCGCGGTGATCACCATATAACCGACAAAACGAACCGGGCCGTAATCCATGAAAACCCAGATAGTCGGCTGGCGACCTGCTTTCACCTCGTCGTTGTAATATTTAACGAAGTTACCGACACCGAACTGATCGAGTTTGTCACGCTTGCGAACTTCACCTTCAAATGAGATGGTGAAATCACTGTTTGTGACGATATTTTCAACGTAGCCTTTCGTATCATCAGCATCGCTGGTAACAGTGTTAGGGCTAAAGTCAAAGCCTTTCGACGTGCCAGCCATCAGCGGCAGTCGCTCGCTTTCAAGCGGGATTGTGTCAGGGCAGCCCAACGCAACCTCCAGCACCACGGCGCGACCAAAGAGCTTACTGTTGTCAGTAGAGCAACCTTGCATATTCTTACCTCTTCATAAATAAAAAATGCCGCCATATGGCAGCCTGTTGATGTTGCTTACTCCCCGTAGAGGCAAGCGAATTGAAGTCGGAAGACGATCCTTCCCTCATCGGTCGGTATCGGTGGCGGGATGCCACCCATATTTTCGATTTGCCCTACACAGCTGTCGCTGATGGGGTTGTCCTGCACGTAATCAATAATTTTCTGCACTGCCTGAGCAGTGACCGCGCGTTTATCCCTCGGCCCGATAACATCGACCAGTACGTAATGTTCTGCTCCAAGGTCTTTACGGATTGGTGTTCCGCCATTTGGTCGGAATACGATAAATGAGTCAGTCGCTTTCCTGGTGTCTTCAAAGAAAAGCAATTGCACGATCCGCCCTTCAGTAAGCCCGGCCGCAACGAACAGGTTTTTGACCCGTTCATACATTGATGGCGTCATACCGATATCTCCTTATGCACCACCGCGTCGATTTGCCCGCGCATGTCATCAAAGCCTTTACGCAAGAACTCTTTCTCAGCCGTTGAACGCCGGAAGTTTTGCTTAACGTTAGGGTCGTGAACTGTCAGCGCGTAAGCTGCTGAATACCCGACACGCCCTGTCACGCGCACGCCGTTAATAACAAGTTCTCGGTACTGGCTGTTAATCAGTAACGATGTGTCGATGGGGGTATAAAGCGCGGCCTGTGAGCTGCCGATAATGAGTGCTGACTGAATGGCGCGGGCAATCTTGCGCCCGGTGATGTCATCAATCAGTCTGTTCAGATTGGCCTTGCCCTGAGATATGCCACGAACTTTACCGCCCATTTATAGCCCCGATAGCAGCGCATAATCGTCTGCGGTCCGATTGAATGTGTCGGCGTACCGGATGACCTGCAAAATCTTGTCGGCACCAGCCACCAGAGGATCAGACTCGACAGACTCACCGATGAAGATGAAATCACCGGTCTGCGCGTCTGCGTATTCAGTCCATAACGTGTTTTTAACCACCACTTCTGAACCAAGGTTACCGAGAGACGCAGATACACCAGCAATCTTCTCTGACATGCCACCCTGATAGTCGCAATCAATGACAAGAGGAGCGGAATACCCAAGAGGATCGCCGTATTCATCCTTGCCAAGGTTTCGCCAGACAGTGGCCTTTGCGGTATAACTCCAATTCGCGGTTGCTGACATCAGCCCTCCTTCCAGCGCAGGACAACCGTCACGTTTCCACACTGGCCTTTAAGTTGCTCACTGCGCTTAATGGCGTTCAGTGGGATGCAAGAGTCCATGACGACTTCGCCAACTCGATAAAGCCGGCTGTTTTTCAGTAACCCGCCTCGCTTCATTCTTTCCACCTCAGCACCTTCGCGCCGGTCGACCGGATACGTTCACAGTTGATATGCCACTCGCCGTCCGACTTAACGTAGCCGGTAGTCTCCCGCCCCGTGTCGGTCATCACCCAGACGCGGGTGAATGAGCGCGGAAGGCCGTGCTTAACTGATTTGTACGTCATCACTTACCCCCGCACATACAGCCGCCCTTCCCGATCCAGATACCAGCAAATGCCGGGGCGGCGGTAGGGTCAGCAGGAATAAGGGCAGTGGCGCAGCCGTACTTATCCAGCCCGCGCAGCAGGTTCACTGATGCTTTCCAGCGATCGGTGAACGACTGGTATCGGAACGAGCGCGACGCCCCGCTTGGAGCCGTCTGACTGGAGATGTATTTATCCCCCTGCCCGAGCCCCATAAGCGCCAGCAGATAGAGCTGAATCAGCAGCGCTGTAGATGCCGGATAATGCGCATCGAGACACTCCTGAATGCTGTTGGCCTGGTCGACGAGAGCCTGAAGAACAAAATCGGGAATGGTAATTCCCTGGCTCTCCAGATACTCCTTCGCCTGTTCGAGAGTTACCATGATCGACTCCGTGAAATACCCCGCCGGAGCGGGGCATAAAAAAACCGCCTTAGCGGCGGCTGTTATTCAGCAGGGAAAAGCTTTTCGAGTTCGCCATCCGGCAACAGCTCACTGAGCTTTTCAGCGCCCAGGTTGCCTTTGAACTCAATGCCCAGTTCAGTAAGGCGGCCCTGAATAATCTCTTTGCGAGATTTCTCACCGGTACCGGCATCAGGCGTCGACGGGGTAAGTTCTCCGCCTGCCTCACCATTCATGGGCCGGACGTTAGACTTCAGCGCCGGGTGGAGCTCTTTCAACTCCACCACCTGCCCTACCTTCACGCCGAACCATGGGCGCACAACTTCGTATTTAGCCATGCTGTTTCCTTACGCCAGGTTAGCGCCGTATACAACGCCAGACAGGCCCTGATCGTCTGCGGTGATTTGCAGACCTTCAGCAGACATAATCTGGAAGTTGTAGTTAACGTTAGGCAGTGGGCGCGGCAGTGGCACAACACCGACGGCCATACCCACCAGTGGAGAGATCACGTCACGGCGACGAACGTACGCGATAAACTCGTTACCACTCAGTGCGAAGCTCATGCGGATTTCTTTCACCGGTGCGAATGGCAGAACAGCCTGCAGGAGAGTGCCGCTCACCACACCATTAACTACGTACGGCTGAGCCATATTTGCCCAGATCTCAGGGGAAACCCACATCACATCATACTGAGCTACTTTGTTGGTGCGTGCGGTGGTACCGAATGCTCCTTTACCAAAGAACTCAAAATATTGAGTCGTGGTTGCGCTGGTCAGGTCGATGTTCGCACCACCAGCACCAGAACCGAGGTTAATCTTCTTGGTGTTGCGGTGGTTCTTGATGCCCTGCGCCGGGTAGGACTGAACCTGAATTTTTGAATCGCCGTTCAGGTAGTAGTTAACGCGCTTCTGGTTGAACTTGCGCATCTTCGCCATCTGCGAATCCAGCACCAGATCAATGCCTACAGAGTTAAGGCCAGCAGCATGACGCCAGTTAACACCGTAGCCAGCAGTGAACACCGGAATCGGGTCGCCATCGCTCGCGTAGTCAGTGTGGTCGAAGGAGAATGGCGCCTGACCATCGATGCTTACTGACACGTCGTCAGCGATGTCGCCGACCACGTTATACAGCTTGGCGGTTTTACCGACCGGCAGCACGGTCTGAACGCCGATCAGGTCGTTCACGATTTCCATGCCAACTTCCTGATCGCGCAGTTGCAGCACCTGGTTGTCAATCTCAGCCCAGAAGTCACGGGAGAAACCGCCAACAGCGTTACAAGCCAGCATGTCAGGCGTCATGATTGCGCGGTTAGCCGCAATGATGGAATCGTTCTGCAGGTTCCACATGTTGCGGTTTGCCCACAGTTCGCTCCAGTGCCCTCCGAGGCGGGAGTTAGTCGCCAGCGTCTCTTTAGAGAAATACATATGTGTTTGTCCTTTTGTTACGCGCCAGCTGCGGCGACAGTGCCAACGCGCATGCGCACGCGAATGAAGTCGGTGGTGCTGGCCGCGATGGTGTATTCATCCTGGCTGTAGCCGATCACTGAATCAGTGTCGGAGGTGGCAAGGGTGAACTGACCGGCAGTTCCCAGCTTGATCGGGCTGTCTTTCTTATAGGCACCGGGCAGGCAACGCAGCGCCAGCTCGCGGCCTTCTTCGACGTAGTTGCCGACAGCCGAATCACCGGCAGGAATTGATTCGGTGATGGTCAGGCCCTGGTGGTAGCCGACATCGATGATGTACAGGCGGCCTGTCAGCGCGGTGGCCTGAGCGAATTTATCGGAAGAGTTGATGGTTGCGGCGGTGCCCGGAAGCAGCGCGGCGGCCGTGGTGCGGGTTTCGGTCTTGTACAGAGACTGACCGTCGATATTAACGCGACGATAACGTGGCATTATTCCGGCTCCTTACTTGAAGTGTTCGTCAGCGGCAGGTGCGCCGGTTTCTTTGTGCTGCTGTGCATTGTTGGTGCCCAGCGGGGCAGCTTCGCCCAGCGATTTGAACATCGCGTCCAGAGCTTCGCCAGACAGCGCGTTAGCCACGATATCGCCATGCACCTTGGCAACCGCTTCGCGCTTTGTTTTCTCTTCGGCGCGAGAGTTGGCAGTCAGGGTTTCAGCGAGCTGCTGCTGATTGGCCTGCAGTGCATCAACCTTCTCCGCGAGAGGCTTAATAGCCGCTTCCGTGTTGGTCGCAACAGCCTGGCCGATCATGCTGCCGATTTGTTCCAGTTCTTCTTTGGTTAAAGGCATGTCGCCCTCCGTTTTGTGGTTTGGTGCAGGCTGTTCCTGCGGTGTGAATAGAGCTTTGAATTTGTTTGCCACGACGGCCACCCACGACTCCTGGCGCGCTACTGCGGTGCCGGTATCGTCGATTGTGATCTTCCCGCCATCAGCGGAATAACCGTAAACCTGAGCATCACCGCCATTTCGCACGATGACCACCTGCGAGTCAGTGAAGTCAGCAACCCAGGCATATTCATCCGTGCCCGGCGCAAACTTGGCTTTGGCTGCCCGATCGAGACGCTGCTCGCGCTCCCGGTAGGATTCACCCACCAGCGCGCCGGAGTTAGCCTTAAGCGGCTGTGCAAGATCAGCGTTAACCATCAGGCCAACGCCCTGCTCAGGAGTGGCGGCCCCGACCTCGTGCAGAAGGATCGCGTCGTGATCCATGCTGTAAATCTTCGCAACCCACTCAGCGCCAGTGGCCCGTTGCTGTTCGTTTGGTTCAAGCTGGTCGAGGAATGCGGCAACACTGGTATGAATCGGCGGAACGTCATCACCGCGCTCGATAGCTGCGACGCGCTCGAGTAGTTCTCGGCCACCTTCAGACTCACTGGCGCGGGCCACATCAACCCACTTTTCGAGGTAGATACGATTACCGGACTTCTTAACGTTGCGGTTCCACGCGCCGATATGGCCTGCGTTAATCCCCTCAGGAGAGAAAGCAGACACGAACTGACCGTTAACCTGAGGGTGACCCAGCGGCGCCAGGGTACCTTCCAGCCCCTTATAGTGGGCGTCGATTTGCTCTTGCGTGTACAAGCCGCCATTCATGACGACGTTAGCTGGAAGTGTGTAGCTCGGCAGCACCAGGTGCTCACGCCCGTTGTATGTTTCGCGCCGGATAGACTGGCTGTTCACCTTTGTGGTGATGTTGACCTGAATATGCTCACCATGTTTCGGTGCCTGGATTGGACGCTGTGCTTCGTGGTTTACCTGGAATTTCATGAGTTATTTCTCCGCCCAGGCGTAACCGCTCGCCTGCATCGATTTATATTCCTGTTTGAGTTTCGTGATGGTGTCCGGGTATTCCGGCTTGCCGTCCGCATCCACCAGCACCGACTGCTGGCTGCATTTGCAGTTGATGGAGTTGCCATCTTTGCTGTACCAGTCACGCACCTCTTCGTTGGTGTAGAGGTGGGCATGGCGCACTGCGTGGGTATGTCGCGTTGTAGGCGACAGAGCTGAGATGTGAACCAGCAGCGTTTTAAGGCCGAACAGGTCATTCGCCTCTTGGTCTTCATCCCACTTGGCCCGGCGCAGCGCGGTAGTCACTTCAGTGCGTGCTATCCGGTTAGCCCGGCGTTTCTCGATGCCGGTCTGGTCTGTCAGGTTGCGGGCAATGTCCAGCGGATTGAGCCCGCGCCCAACACCATCAGTAAGAACACGCGCCATGTCGCGCTTAACGTCAGCAGTCAGCCCCTTCATTTCCTCAAATACACGCGCATGCACCAGCGCCATACGTTGCTGGTAAGGGTCGCTTGCGAGGATGGAGGCCAGCGACTCACGACCGGCGGCGTACACCGGCGACTGCTGGCTGAGGTTGTAGAACGACTGCCCGGTCCCCTTCTCCGAAGCCAGATCGATGTACTCGTAAAACCATAGGTCATAATCGCCACCTTCAAGCAGCACCTGATCCACCAGGTAACTAGCATCGTTCAGGATGATGGAGAGTAGCGTTGGGTTTAACTGGTATTCGTATCTGGCGTTTACTGCGAGGGAGGAAGGTATTTTGTCGAGTGCTGATTTGTACGCCTTGCCAATCTTATTCATCCGCCTGGCGAAGTCTTTCATTGCCCGTCGTTCTAGCGCATCGGCTCCGGTAGGATCCTGATAGTTACGCGGTAGAATTGGTGGCTTCGTCTTGTTCGTCGCCATCCTCTTCTCCTAACGGCTCTTCGTCGTCATTGTCATAACCCGCAGCTGTACGAATCTCTTCACGGCTGAACGCTGGCTCTTCGCCGCTGCCCTGCATGGTCTGGTTAATCTCGCCCATGGTTTTGGCATTGGTTAGCTTCTCAGTGCCGGTCTGTTCGTTCAGGTCATCCCAGATAACAGCCTTCTGGATTACTGAGTCGACGATCTGCAGGTCGATAAGCTTGTCGCAGAAGTCCTCTATCTCGAAAGCGAGGTCTACTCGGCGCGACTGACAACGAGCATTAAAGTATTTCTGGTCTTCGGTACTGGAGCGCTCAGCCTGCTGATTACCAACCAAAATGCGCGTCGGGATATCAACTCCGGCGGCGGCGGTCTGCAGGTTTACGTTATAGGTCGCTGACGGATCAGCAACAGCAGTGACCAGCGGTGTGACTGTGGCCCCCTGGGTTGTCATCAGAACATCGTTACCACGGTTCATTTCCCCGGCAACGTCGTTAAACTTATCCTGCAGCTCGTCAATGCTCACGCCATAAAGAGACGCAAGATTGTTGAAGTCGATTTCCTTCTCAAAATTGACATTAAGCTGGCGAGCGGCGTTCTTCAGGAATGACTCACCAGACCCGCCTTCTACCTTCTCAAGACTCACGAAGGCGTTATATGCTGGCTCAAGGAAGCCAATAGCATCGTCTGAGTAATCGCCAAGGATGAAAACGCGATCGGGGTGGATGTTGACACGGCGACTTGAACCATTCGGCAACCGTTCGGCGTACTGCCACATCTTAGGCTGGCCGTACGTCTTCGAGTTCAGGCCAGTGTCCCACTCGCTCACCGTAAGCGATCCGGCCCACGCCACCGATATTTTCTGAAGACCTCGCCCTTTGGTTACCGGAAGGCTCCAGTCTTTTTCATCGCGGACGTGCAGAAGGATGCCAGCATAACGGCCCACCAGACGACGGCGATCGGCCTCAGAGAATGAGCGCCAGAATCGGTTGGTGAATACCTGTTTGGCCTTTTTCTCCCAGGCGGTTTCGTTTTCGCTCTCGTCGGCATCGTCACCCTCGATGATTTCCGGGTTAGTCTGCCAGCACTTGCCCACCAGCTTCTCAACTGCACCGTGAGCGATACCGCCACGGCGGTACAGGGCATAGAGGTTTTCGTAGGTTACCTGCTCAGGGAATCCATATTCGCACCATGCGGAATGGCGCTTATTATCCAGCCCCATTGTTGGCGCCATAAGCCCCATACGGGCGCGCGCCATCCGCGCATCGTTCAACGCATGGTTGACGGCGAGAGTTAATTTGTCAGTCATGGTTTGTCCGTTTGGTTAGCGAAGGCGTTTCGGAATCATCATCCCGGCCATCTGGCCCTTACGCTTAATGTGACCGTCGAGGCTGTAGCGGATACCGTCCCAGCAGTGCTCATAGCCATCGGCGAGCTTCGGCAACACCTCACCGGTGATGCGGTCAGTTTTGTACGACCACATGCGAGCCTCACGCGCCACGTTCTTGCAACGCGGGTGGATAATGATTTCGTCGAAACCGCGAAGATGGGCGATACCGTCCTCAACGCTTCCCTGCCATTTTTCGGCGGCTGAGATGTTGAAGCCCTGCCGCTTGAGATAGCTTATCGTCTCAGGTCGTGCCGCGTCAGCCTTAATTGGCCAGTCACGCGCGCCTGGAATCGTGTCGTACAGCTCTGGCATGTGGTCGAGCTCTGTCTGCTGACCGTATGCCTCGTATTCGATGTACAGCCGGTTGTGCAAGATGAACGAACGCACCAGCGTGTTAGGGTCTTTGGCGAAACCGAAGTCAGCACCGAAGAACAGGCGATCGGCCTCTTTCCATAGCTGGTCCGAGAACTCGGCAATCCGGTATTTCCCGGCCAGCACCTGCTTATCAGAGTTTTCGAGATAAGCCCCTTCCCACACCCATGCGTATGTCGCCGGGTCAAGACGGCGCTGATCGTTCTGTCGCTCACCTTCCAGCACGTCAGGGAACCACGGGTTATCCGTATAGTTCATCTCAACGGTGATGCAGTCGTCGCCGGCGTCTTTACGAAAACGCTTATCCGTGGCGCTACCGTCGCGCTCCGGGTTCCATGTCACCCAAATCTCTGAACCTTCCTCACGAACGGTTGGGCTCAGCTTCTGCCAGGCTATTTCGCTGACTGATTCAGCCTCGTCGACCCAGCAAAGCAGGATGCGCGCTTTCGACTTGATGCTGTCGAGGTTATGCCGGAGACCGCAGAACACGTAGTTAACGCTCTTGTCGATGGTGCGGATGTACTTCTCGCCGATATCAAAGTTGGCGGCCAGCCAGGGGACAGACAGGATCGCCTGTTTCACCTCCTGCATGCTCGACTCTTCCAGCGAGTTCATGAACTCACGCGCGCAGAGCACCACGCCGCTTTCACCGTTCATCATCGACTGATACGCCTTTACTGCAGTCATCAGTGCGAATGTGCGCGTCTTGGCGCTACCACGCCCACCGTGCGAGCATCGGTAGCGCTTATTCACGGCAGTGAACAGCGGCGCAAGCTTCGCGGGGATCGGCAGTTTAACGGCGTTACTCATGCTTTCGGCTCAACAGGTAGTAACTGGATGATTGTCGGCTGCGGAGTCATAGTTCCGTCTGAAGATTTGTGGTCGATTTCCTGGCTGACTTTGTCGCCGTACTTTTTCGGGTTCATGCGAGCCAAGGCCCATTTTCGCGTGTCGATGCGAAGACGTGCTTTGGCTACTGCGGCAGCCTCTTCATTCACACCGTCAGCGATATCGAACATATCTTCGAAAATCGCATCAGCGCGTGTCTCAGTGGCTTTCGCGTATTGGTCGCGAAACTCTGCATGTTGTGCCAACCAGCGGAATACCGTCGCCTTGTTAGGCATCCCTGGTCGGTCACAAACTTTGCGCAGGCTTTCCCCATCGGCAAGCAGTGAACAGATGTCAGCAGCCACCTCTGGTAGATAATCAGAAGGGCGGCCAGTCTTTGGTTTGGTCGCCATAGTTTCGTTACTCCGCTGTTTGTTCTGCTGCCTGCTCGGTCTGCTCTGCCGGTACAGGCGTGAACTCCACGCGCTTCACATCGGCAGGAGCGAAATACAACCACTGCCCCGTCTCTGTCGCCAGCGGCACAAAGCCGTTAACCAACTCAGGCTGACGTCGTGACATCTTGCCCGTGAAGGTTTCGCCTGTTTGGGTGGTTAGCGTGATTTGGTAGATGTCGGACATTGAGAGCCTCTTTATCCGTTTGTTGGGGTATTGCCATTACGATGAGCCTACCCATGGTGATGGCAATAAAAAACCGCCATCAGGCGGTTAAATTTTGAGATTTAAAATTTTGGTGCTAAGCCATACTTCGGCGTCTTTATGTTAGCAGCCCAGACTTTGATATCATTCTGAAGCAACAAAGTGAAATCTGACTTGAGGTGGTTAACCATCTCATTGACCTTTTCGGCATCATTAACTGCAAAGTGCTCAATCCTGTTTGCCCCGACCGATACACACCTGTAAGTTGCAGGAACATCCTTCCCGTTCACATTAAGCAACTCCTTCTTATCTCCACAACTGCCATCGGACATATAGGACACCAGCATATTTGCTGCTCCCCTCCCGGGTTGAGAGATGCTTATCATGACAGGCAATCCCTCTGAGGTCTGCGTAATGTCGTAAAGCACTGCATCTTTCTGATACCAGGTATTGTATTCCCTTTCCTGAAAGGCTGAGTATGAGGGTGACGATATCGCCACCAGAAAAGCGATTGTAATAGATTGAATTTTCATCGGTTGTTATCGTTGTGTTTAGTTGAATTTATTATTCATATTGTGCTAAAAACAACAACAACCTAAGATTAATCCTACTATTTTTAGCGGTGCTAAAGTATCTTTTACCCAAAGTGAAGTACTCATTTATCTCAAACCATTACAGCATTATAAATGCCGATAATTTGCATTAAGTACAAATTTACCCCATGGAAAAGAAAAGAATCTGCAATAACTTCTCAATAAATTATCAGTACTCAAGAAAATCGCCCTTATTCTTAGTGAGCGTTTTTGAATGGACAACTGGTCTTTACGTTTCTTCCTTGATGTCTAATGACAAAGAATCGCTTATTAAGCAATTAGTGGAGTACGCCCAACTCAACGGGCAGGAAGAAATCCAATTGCGTAAGATAATCATCTGATTGATTAAACTGCTTATGTTTATAACCATTATCAAGCCCACCAGAAGATGAGCTTTGGAATGGTCACTTTGGCAGTCCGGGGATCGATATTTGCGCCTGCTGCTCAAGCCTTTCGATTCTTGCTATGAGTTGTGGCTTCTTGATTCTGCCCCAGCGGTTCAGCAAGCGGCCTGACATACTTGCAACATCCTTTTCCTTCATGAACTCCAGCATTAATTCGTTGTGCTCTCTTTGGTATGAGTGAGCCAACTCCATCAGTCTGTCACGCATCCAATTAAACGCTTTGATAAACGCCTCTTTGATGGCGGCAGCTTTTTTGCCGGTAAACGACATGATGATGTACATCGCGCCGTCTTTGGAGATTTCATATTCAACATACTGATTACCCTTGTGTTCATAGGTAACCCGCGAAAAGTTGCTGGTTAGAAATTCATTCGAACAGTCTAGCTTTTCAATTTTCTGAATGATGTGGTGGTGCTGCTTGTCGAAGTAAGCTGCCACCTTGCGGGAGGTTGTGATCACGCGATCACCAGAAACAGCCACCATGTCCCGGAAATCGAGATTAGCTAATTGATGATTCATAGCGTCTTTACCTTTTAGAAAGTGAGCCTGTTCGCACAGAAAAGCCGCCCCGAGATGGTCGCCACCATATACGGCAGTTCTCAGGCTCAGCTTTCTGAAAGACTCGGGATTGTTATGCGCTGCGATGCGCGGTTTACTGCGGGCATAAAAAAGCCCGACCGAAGTCAGGCTCTGTTATTTGGGTAACGAATCATTTAAGACACTGCTCTTTGATGTAGTCCTGCAGATAACCGACCTGCTTCGTCACTGTGGCGATTCGCTCTCTGAGGGTGAAATAATCCCGTTCAGCGGAGTCAGTAAGTCGGGGGCTGGAAGCATCGCCCAAGCCGCCGGTACTGGTCGTTCCGTTCGTGGGACATCTGGCTTTGACGTGCAGCCCACACTTGCCATCGCGAACACAACGCTGCAGATCATCAAGCTGCTTTTTCGCATCAGCTAAATCCTTCGTATATTTGGCATCCAGCTCACCGACATCTCGCTGGCGCACCTGCATGTCTTTGATGGTGGCGTTAGCCAGGCTGAGATTCTTGGTGGCCTTGTCGCGCTGGTCTTTGTAAGTGATGGCGTTGTCGCGGTAGTGGTTCACAAAGAACGCCAACACGCCAATTACGGTTACCACAAACAGCTGCAGCCAGTAACGCTTAACCAGTGCGCTAATCACGAATGCTCTCCTACGTAACCAATGTGTAATGACCTTTTGGCAGTAAGGTAGGCGTTCCTTGCATCAATCTCATTTTCAAAGTAACCGAGATGCAAACGCTTACCAGTTCCAGGTTCATTTATGGTGGCAATATACTTATTGATACGCTTATGAAAGCTGTAGCCCTTTGCTTTCTTCCTGTTTTGCGCGTTGACAGAGCGGCTGACATCTCTTAGGTTTTTCGGATCATTGTTGGTCCTATCCCCATCAATATGGTCAACCTCACCTTTTGGTAGAAACCCATTATGTAAGAAGAAAACCACCACGTGGGCTGACAATCGCGCACCGCAGAACTTACCAGCGTAATAACCTGAACGTGTAACTGTCGTAAATGCTGGGTCTCCGGCATTAATCTTCGCGCCAGGCGATTTCTTCCATACAAGACCACTTGGCGATCTATTATTTATTTCAAGGTAATCAGAAAGTTCTTTCACAAGACACCTCATTGCCCAAGAAATAAATCGCGCTCCGCCTCACGCCGACGGGTCAGCCCATTCAGGACCTTGCCACCAGCTTTATTCCAGCGCAGGAACTCATCGGCAGCGCCAGCGTAATCACCGGCGTTGAGTTTGCGCAGAAGAGTCGATGTCGACAATGACCGGGCTCCGAGGTTGTACGTGAACGACACCAGGGCATCGAATTGCCCCTGAGTCAGGCTGACTTTAACCAGGCGGGATACGTCGCTTTCATAGCTGACCAGTCCAGTCTTCAGCAGGCGCTCTGCTGTTTCCTGCTTAATCGTCATCCCGGCGCGGATTGGTTTTCCGTCGACAGGCTGAGTCCATCCGTATCCGATCGTCCACACTCCGACGCTGTCCTGGTACGCGGTGAGCTTGCAGCCTTCGAACTGCTTGATCAGGGCAATGCCTTTATCACTGGTTTGCATTCTTCATCCCCGTCAGACGTTCCCAGAAGTACGTCAGTGCCACGGACCCCATCGCCCCGCTGATACCAGAAGTAACCAGGATCATGTAAAGGCTAAGCCCGCTTTCAACGCTGATTAGGCCACCAATAAGACCGGTAAAGCCGGACACTGCAATTTGCGCCAGCGCATTGACCCAGCTCCAGGCGGCTTTGTTCTGCTTAACGTCAATAAGGTATCGGACCAAGCCGCCCCAGCATGACAGAGCAAGGACAATCAGCCATGACACTCCTGCAATGCTTTCTTTATCTTGCATACGTTTAGCCATATCACCTCCGAAAAACGGGGTGCTGTTTGTGTAGTGGGGAAAGGCCGTCAGACACGATAGCTACGTGGCATCTGGAATTGATTGTCTGTGGCCGAAATAAAAAAGCCCGCGACAGGCGGGCAATGTGAGGGTAAGGCAATGTCGGCTCTCTGGCCGTAAATACCCTGGCTGGGTTTAGTGTGTGGCGATCGGACTCGAACCGATACTCAGGTTCAGCATTAGCATCATGCCTGCCCTGCTGGCTATGCCAGTTGATGATTACTCTACCCATCTAACCCGCAAGCGGGAATTGAGTTACACCACAACGGTTAGAGCACTGCGCGGCACCTTTCACCAATCCGCGAGGTCTACGGGTTCAATGCTCTTATCTGTTGTGCAGATACGAAAAAGCCCAAGGCGTTAACCTCGGGCTTGAATTCTTTGTGTCGACAATCAAAGCTATGGCGACGATATCAGATTTACATGAAATATATGCGTTTCAATCCAGTTTTGCAAGACTTCTATCGAAATTTGTCGCCTTTTGTTGTGAACGTGATCGCGTAACCTGCAACAAAGCACCGCTGTCCAGGCGAAGGAAGATACGTCTCATCTCCACCCAACGGTCCGTAAACGTTTCTGACCAGTTCTTTGGTGTTACGCCCACCAGCGAAGCCAGTGCCTGGTATTCGTATGTCTCCCTACCTGCCAGCTCCGCTTTGACATCTTGCGCCGCCAGCCATATCAGTTTCTTCAGGCGGTCCATCGTCTTGCCGGCCACCTTCTTCGCGCCGAGCTGCTCCCTGAACTCGGCCCACGCCCACTGAGTGATCGCCACCTGGTACTCGAAGCGGATATTCTCGCTGTAGTTCCAAAGCAGCCATGCCTTCTGATGCTCTTCCAGCGACAGGACGGCGCGGCGCCAAGATGCGGTCACGAACTCAACCGGGCCCACAAGCGCGATTGATGAGCCCTTGGCGCGGGACTGGCTGCCGCTCATCGCCGGGCCGTCAGGATTGACCATGCGCTGCTTATCCTTGTCGAATACCTTTTTCCGGCCCCGGCTGCGCGCCGTCGCGGTGAACTGTGCGTTCTCGGCGAAAGCTACCAGCTGCCCTTTCGTCGCCCCGCTCAGATCTGCGGTCGCCACAATGAGCTGCTGACGTACGTATTCCAGTTGCTGACTGTTCATGCGGCTTCCTTATGTGGCTGGTTGGTTTTAGTCTGGCTGTGCTTTGCTACTGGTGGCATGCAGGCGCGCTTAACGCTTTCTGCCTGGTACCGCAGGAAGTCGGCGTGGTTCATGCGGACTCCTTCTGCTTTGGTCCGCGATATTCACCATACAGAGGTGCTCTTCCTCTTGGCCTGGTATGCCTGTGGGTTACTTTGGGAGAAAAAAGCGCATCCTCTACATTCATTCCATTTTTTAGTCGACGCTTGATGGATGTTTCTGATACTGAAACGCGAGGATCCCTTGACCATTCTGTGGCGGTTTTCGTTTCGCCATTAAAAGTTATGGCTGTGCGTCCTTTTTTTGTGTGCTCAGGGATATGCACTCGAGATCGCATGACATTACACGCCCTGCACAGCACCCTAAGATTTGAGTCCGCATTGTTATCAACAACCTCATCAATGTGATCAATATGCGCGGTTTTCCATGTGACCTCCTTGCCGCATTTTTCGCATGGTGGAAGTGTTTCTCCATAACGGTCGTAAACAACTTTTCGGTGCTCATATACGCAACCATTCGCCATTGATAGTGGGTGATCAGGAATTTTGAGCATTTGATATCCTTTCGCATTTTTATGCCTGAATTTCCCTTTACCGTTTTTTGTGAGTTCGTAGGTCCCGTAGCGCATCATTCGGAAGTAGTGCATTTGACAGATACCCTTCCCTGGGTAGTGTTTGCATTCACGATCACAACCTTCAACTTTGCATTTCATGCTGCACTCTCCTGTAATTTTTGACGGCGCTTCATCAGTGCACTGGCCCTGCGGGAAAAAATTGCTTTCACCCGCTTCAGGTAGGTAACGTCAAACCGGCGTGGGGCATTGTCAGCTTCGAGCCGCTCTACGCGCTCAAGGCCAATGCGATTAACCAGGCGGATCCGGTACTCGACAGCATTACCGCTCAACTGTCGGTTACAGCGGGTGCAAGCGGAGTGGACGTTAAACACGTTGAATTTGAGGTGTGAGGCAGCGCCGCGTGAACGGTAATGGCTGGCGTCAATGGCGCTGCCAGTCAGGTAATTGCTTTTTCCCATAAGTGGATTGCCGCAACTGACACATGGCTTACCTTCATCGCGGATCCGGATGTAGCGATTGAAAGCTGATTGAGCCTCTTTATCCCACTGAGATTTAGACTTGAGTGACTCACGCTTGGCCTTACGGCGTTTGCGTCCGGCCTTCTCTGCCTCTTTCTGCTCCTTGATGCGCTTAGCGGCGGCTTTCACCTTCTCCTTTTCACGTTCTTGCATTGCGAGGATTGCGCCGTGCTCCGGGCTGCACCACCGGATCCGGATGTCGTGGAATTTCGGCACGAAGTATTCACCACACACTTTGCACTTGCGGCGGGATGGTTTACGCATGATTCCTCCGTGCCGCGAGACGCAGCCATTTCTGATCCACCAGGCGGGCGGTGTAGCCTTTCAGTGTCGGGATGTCGGACGGCTTAATCGCTGGCTTGCGCTGGCGGCGCGCCGGAACGCGGAAGATTTCGTTTGTGATGACGCGGGAAAGTGGAGTAGACATCAGGCCTCCTGCTTATCGCGCAGCTGCTGGTACTCGCAGCTCTGCGGGATGGTCAGGTGGCAGCCGATATTCATCGCCCAGGCTTCGACTTTGCACAGGAATATGTACATCTCGCCTGTTTCCAGATCGGAGGTATGGCGGAGGGATTGAACCGTGGTCACCTCTCCGGACACGACGTCTACCCGGTCTTTGCTTTCGTAGCCGAGATATGTGTGCTTCATCGCGTCCTTGACCCACTCAGGCGTAGCGAAGGTCTTGCCGCGGGCGATGAGGTAGTCGCTGATTTCCGTGTACCACATGTGGCTGAGCGCGTTCTGAGACAGGCTGCGCTTCTCGCGCCACGGCTTAACCTGCAGGCGGAAGCATTGCCCGGCATCCAGCAATGGCTGAATCTGCTGGCCGATGGCCGCGAAGTTACCGCGATGGAGTTTGATGCCGTCTACTGGCAGAGTCATACGGCCTCCTTAATGGAAACCGCAGAATGCAGAAAATCGCAGGTGCATTTCTGCATCTGTGACAAGGTGAGGAGTTCAGATTGTGGTCGCATTTAAGTCCCCTTAAATGCGCAGAAGTCACTGACGGGTGTTCAGGCCGTCAGCAAAGAAAGTATGGACGGTTGATTCAACAAAATCAACTGAAGAGAAAGGCCTCCGAAGAGGCCTGAGTTTTGTGCGTCAAAGCGGTTTTACGTCGCGCTTAGCCTCGGGCCGATGAATGCGGATCGTCATTCCACTATGGGTGGTGATCACCATGCTATCCCCAGGATTGATATCAGCCAGATCAAAAGCCTCGTAAAACGAATCCATAGCTAGGGTTTTCTCGTCTTTCCGGTTCCACCAGCGCCAACAACGGCGAAACAGAAAACCAATAAACCAGCCATGCGCTTTGGCTGCCAGGTAAAACCATGCGATCACCATCGTTGCGAAAAATAACCAGTCCGTCGCACTGAAGTCTCTAAATGCGGCCATCACTTCACCTCCTGCTGCGGTGCTGCTGCCCACTGCTTGCATACCTCAATCTGCTCATCCGTGAAGTATAAAAATGCCCTGTCATCACTCCATCCGACACTATGAAAGTGTTCCGGTAATGGACCTTTTTTCCTGCGCTCGCAACAATAAAACTCAACAGAGTCAGCTATCGGAACAGGCTTAGAAAACTTCCATGTAAACCCTGCCTTCTTCATCAACTCTTTTGGATCTCCATTGATGTAGCTAATGATTATTCTCTTGAATTTTGGCATCTAATTACTCCTGCTGCGGCGCTGCTGGATACGCACTACCTTCCTGCCCTGGCTCATTACTTCCGGTGCATGCATTACGGTGGTCATTGGCGTGCGGGCAGCGTTTGTTGCCACACTCAGGGCATACGACAAAGCGACTATCACTAAAAGTCACTGGGCGGCAGGTTCGGCACCAGCAGTCTGGAGCGTTGAGAGCATCACGCTCTGCAAAGATTTTCTCAGCGTCGATTGCTATGCCGGAGTTACGGATGATTTCGACTGCATCGCGCAACTTGCAAGCCGTCGTTACAGGTTCAACCATATTGTTGGAGTCACCGGAATGGTCAACCATAGCGAGCTTATCCTCGGAATGGTCCGTTAGCGCTTCCTGATAGCGTCCAAGTTCCACGTACTCCTGACATGACCACCCGCCATCAATAAAATCGCGAGCTTCAACAGCATCGAAAGTGAACGATGTTTCACCGCCGGTTGGCGAGGTTAGGCCGTACAGGTCTGCTACCGGCTTAAACTGTGTGGCTGGAATATTTTCCGGAATATTTTGCGGTTCGTTTTGTGGTCGATCGACACCCTGAAGCATGGCGGCGCGATAGGCGTTCCAGCCAACAGCTTTTCCGTGTTCAAACGCGCTGTCAAAGTCATCATCCATTTCCATCGCAGCGGGCACAGATACCGGCGCTGGCGTGGCAGAGCGATACAGAAGAACATCACCCATCTCTGCTCTGGACGCAGGCCATACGTCTGCATCAGAGCCAGATTTGAGATAATCAAGATTGGACTGGTCGATTACGCACACAGCCTCCGCTTCGAGCGATGCCAGCGCGATACGCGCCAGCGCCGAAGCCTCACCGCATTGAACGTGGTCAGTTTCGATAATTTGCTGTAACTGCTCTTTGGTGAATTCTCTGGTAATAGTGCTCATGAGTCCTCTCCTTTACCGGCTGCGGCGATGTTGATGCCAATAGCAGATAGCGCCTCTTTGATTTCCCAGAGAGCATAAACCGGATAGCGATCTGAACCGTCGCAGCACTTATCCTTTTCGCTATGAGAAACGGCAACATCATCCCAATAGTCATCAGGGGCATGGCCTGCCTGAATCCAGATGAGGTGAGCATGAGGATTAGGCAATTTCACCTCCCGCGCCTCCAGCTCAGCAATCCGTTTCTCTGCGGCTTCTAGTTTCAACTCCAGCTCAGCAATCCGCCTGTCTTTGGCATCCAGCTCATCCAACATCCTACCCAGAGTTTTGGTGTGCATTTCTTCTCGCTCAAGCAATGCTGTTCCGCAATGTCGTTGCTCAAGTTCAGCAATCTCATTCAGCAGCGCCAGCACGGCGGCGGGGTCGCACAACCTGAAGAACAACTCATCAGCTTCACTGTTTAAACCGATGAATCCGTACTCCATATTTTTATGGTCGGCTTGCAGAACCAAAGAGCCGTCGTTACCGAAGCACTGATATTTGATACTGCCACTGCCATCTATTCTGTCTCCGATGCGACCAAGCGTCGCCCTCTCCGCCGCTTCACGTAAAGCGCGTTTGTCGATGTTGCTCATTGGGCGGCCTCCCAGCAGATTTGGACTACGTAGTTGCTTTTGGCTCGGCGAACTTTTCCCTCCGCCTCTAACTTCTTCAGACGGCGGAGTATGTATGCGGTATCCAGAGGCCAGTATTTTCGGCGGAGAACATTGGCCACGAAATAGGTCATGCAGTTTCCGTAATCAGCCAAAATATGAATAATTTCTTCATCGGTTGGTTTGCTCATGACTGCACTCCTTTGCGAAGCTGGGCGATAATTTCATTTAGCTCATCATCAATTCCGTCAAGATGAGGCTGCACTATAGACTCTTCATACTCACGGTTTTCTTGCAGGCCGCCAGCGCAGATGTTGTCGTAGCACTGTTTAACAACATCTACTGCCATCTCCACACCCTGCGCACGCACTTCAGCCAGAAAAGCATCGGTGGCTGGGGTTTCTGGAATGGCGTCTGGAATAACCTCTGAGTAGACGAGTTCCATTGCCGACTCCCATCCGTAGTAACAAGCCGAATAGCCGTCGCGCTGGTAGCCGTGGTCTTCAACTCCACATCCCATGCCCTGGTCATGGTATTCAGGCTGATTGTCGGGATTAATGCAGTATTCAATGACCGACTTCATCCCCGCATTCTCCGCAGCCAGCGCCGCGCATCTGGCTTTAAGCTCTGATAATCGGTCACTGCATTCCGCCAGCACCACATCAACATCGGTATCAAGCGGAGGAACATGCATGCTGGCGCGGCCTTTGGTGAAGTCTTCAAGTGCCTTTTCGATTCGTTCTTTCAGTGCTGGCTGTGTATTATTTTTCATGCTCTCACCCCGTATACGCTTAAAATTCTTCTCATCGCCGCGCTGTTGCGGCACTCCTGGCAGATCACGTTTGCCTCTGTACGCTGCACCAGCTTCGAATTTCCCTTCGGCATAGCCGGGATTGTTTCTGGTGCGTATTTCATGCCGTAATCGGTCAGCCGATAAAGCCGCTGTCCGTGCTTGCCTTCGAACTCGATCAAGCCGTCTGCCAGCAGCGTGCTCACCGTTCCGGATATCTTTTTGGTGGTCATGCCGATCATGCTGGCAATACGAGCACTGTTCAGGCACGGGTTGTTACGCAGGGCTGCCAGCACCTGCTCACGGATTGTTATGTTCATGTCACACCATCCCGTTCGACTTGTTGCGGTTGTACTTGGCCAGCAGCAGCTGGATCGGCGTCGGCCCTTGCTCGGCAGCTGGTGCGGCAATAGCCCGGCGTACCGGCGGCACTGGCTTACCCTCGGTGACGCGCCTTTCCCACATGTCCAGCAGATCGCCTGCCTCGCGTGCCAGTTCACCATGCGTTAACTGGCGCTCGGTGCTGCGGTGGCGCAATTCTACGCAAATGTGGTACATGACCGGCTGCGACCATGGAAATTGCTCGCTGGAGATGAATTCGAACGAGCGGTTACGCCAGTCCCAGTATTCGGCGATCACCTGGTCAACGTTGACGCCCAGCGCGCCGCCGCTCTGCTTGCACCAGGCGACGAACTGGCCCGGCGACGGCAGGAATGGGCGCTCCTGGCGGCGGGCAATGCGCATGCCGGCATCGACCTGAGCCATGGTGTGGATCCCGTTCTCCTGAAACGCCAGCAGCCACTGACGGCGGAATTCGTTCAGGTCTTCCTGGGTGCGGAAGTTCGCCATGCTGGCCGGGAACGCGGCGCGCAGCTCGTTGAACAGCTTGTTGAATACCTGCGCTACCTGTTCGACCGGGGCGCGTTCCTGATACTGCTCTGGCAGGTTATGAGCCATGCGACTCATCTGCTCGCGGTCGTGGTTACGCATCTGCTCTGCAAGAGATTTCATCGAATCACCCCATAAGCCCAGTCAGTGTTGTTGAAGTCCAGATCCGGCTTAGCGGCTGGTTTGCCGCGTACTGCCGCTTGCTTGTTCTGATAACTCAGTTTCTGGCTGGCAGTGATAAACCAATTTTTTGGCTTCTCATGCGTGAACTCGATATCCAGTTTCTGAAGTTCGTAATTCAGGTCTATCAGCGGGTACAGGTTTAACCATGCTTGATAGTCCTTGTGGTTCAGCCGAACGATTTGGCCCTCGAATGCGTACCGACTCGATATCTCATGAATATCCGCATTGGCCTCTTCGCAAGACGCGTAAGCGGCTTGGGTGTTAACCAAGGAATCAGGATCAGGGATAGGGGAATCAGGAATCAGGTTAAGGGAATCAGCAGGATTTAAACTGTTCTGAACCTGTTCTTGCACCTTACTAGCACCGTGCTTTTCTTGTGCTTCATTATTTTCAATGACTTGAGGCTTTCCCTCTTCTTCCTTTTCCTCTTTTGCATCTGAATTGCACTGTTCTTGTTCGGTGCCATTTTGGTTCTGAGACGGTTCTGGTATCTCACTTGCCGCTTCTTTGCAGTGCGGGTTCTGGTGCTTTTTCCAGTTAGAAACCTGAATGTAGGAATCGCCTTTTACCTGGTAACGGTTGATGAATTTGTGCTGATGCAGCTGCTGCAACAAAGCGTCACAATCGACATCATCAAAAGGCAGCACCATGGCTTTAATTTTCTTAGGGCGGTCATCCAGCCGACCCTCTTTATCGGCGATAGTCCACAGACCAGCGAAGAGAATGCGCGCCAGCGGCTGACATTCTGCAAGCTCGTCGTTTGTGAAAAAGCCGGGTTTGATATTTCGCGATCTGGCCATTTAAAACTCCACTGGTTGTTCTGGGCCGTAAATTCCACGTCTCTCAAGCTCTTCTCTATGAGCCTGATATTCATTCATGGCTTCTTTTAGCGCCTGTTCATCAGCCGGTTCGATCGCATACGCATTTGAATCGTGCACAGCGATAACAACGCCGCTTTTTCTACGGATATTGAAAATTGTTTCCGCACCGATTCGAATTAATCGCTCAGCAGCTGCAAGCTTGTCGCCGAAGACGCTAATCCCAATCTCATTAAAAAGTTCAGGTATATTGATTTTGCTGAGGCTCTCAAAAATGATGAAGTCGTGGTAAATAGCTATATATTCTGCTTTTTCACCAACCTGGCATTCACAGCTGCACGAGCACGCATGAATTATTTCTTTCAAATCAAGCTGAAAAAATTCGCGAGACTCGCTTACTCTCCATTCCGACAAAGCATCGTGAATCTCTTTTTCAGCATCGAGCGGAGAATGGCTGTAGAAAGCCGCTTCAACCTTGAATGGAGCAGGAACACCAGTAGCTGATGAAAGCTCTCGCGCTCGAACTTCCGGGCTTGTTGTGGTCATTCCAATTTTGTAGATGCCAGGCATACATGGATTGCTTAACACGTATACCCACCCTTCCATTCTAAAGTCGGCTGGAACATCCATAGTCTTCAATACGCCGACTTGCTTTGTTAATGGCTCGAGATGCATAATTGCCTCTGTGAATTGATCCAATTAATTCCACCTGAAAGTCGGTTCTGTTCGCGCAGACCGGCTTTCGCCATTTCTGTAGTTCTCACATAACCCCCAGCATCGACGTGACCATCGTCATCAGTGGGCCTACCTGCTCCGGCATAAGGCGGAACAGCGACGCTATGCCCTCGCTAACCTCTTTCAGCTTCTGATGCTCTGGTGCGTCCAGCAGAACAGCCTGTTTAGCTTCGGCACACTCTTTCATCGCAGAGGCGATCAGCGACATCGTGTCGTTCTGCGGCGCCAGGCGGTTTCGATACTCCAGCGGCAGGACGGACATGATTGCCGGTGCCAGCTGGCGAATGTTGTTGGCGGCGTATTCGGTGTCGCCGTCGATCCAGCGGAATACCTTCTGCATCTGGCGGTGCGAGTCAGTCGGGATATCCAGACCGGTCCCGCCGGTAGCCCGCCACTCTTCCACAATCAGCGCCGCAACAAATTCACGGCTGCGGCAATCAGCTGCCCAGGCGCGAACAGCTGCGCGGATCCCATCGATGTTTAACGCCCTGGAATCAGGTTCCCGGCGATTCTGGTAAATCATCGCCGTTGGCGAAAATTTGTTACCTTGTTGATACGCAAGTGAATGCATTGCTTTCCCTTTCGTGGTTAGGGCCGCCGTTAAGCGGCATGGTTCTCTGGGTGTGGAAACAGGTCGGGAAGATCAGGTCGAATTTCGTGTGCCTTAATCTCGCCACCAGTAGCGTTTACGATGGCTGTTACTTTTTCCGGAGATACGGAACCACCGTTAAGCCACTTGTGAACCGCTGGCTGGCTAACGCCGCAAATATCTGCGAGTCGCTTCTGGCTGCCAACGATTTCTAAAGCTCGTTGAATAACTTTGTTCATGAATTTTACCTATCCGATTACTGGATTAATGAAAAGATAACCCAAGTTATGGGTATTGTCCATAACCTTTGTTATTTTACTCTACATAACCTCGGTTATATATTGATAAGATGAAAACATTTGCAGAACGACTGAACGCGGCTATGTCGGCCGCTGACATATCTCAAGGACAGTTGGCTGATAAAGTCGGTATATCCCAGCCTGCAATTCAAAAGATGACGTCAGGTAAAACGAGCGGCAGCCGTAAGATGGTCGAGCTAGCTCATGCTCTGGGTGTAAGGCCGGAATGGCTTAGTTCTGGAGTGGGGGAAATGCGGATTGATGGTAATGTGCCATCGGCGGCCCAACCTGTCTCGGAAACAATTGATGTCTTTCGGGTTGATGTTTTAGACCTGAAAGTAAGCGCTGGTCCGGGGTCTTTTATGATTTCTGAATTTGTTGAGGTCCTGCATGCTATTGAGTTCACAACTGAGCATGCCAGATCTCTTTTCGGGAACCGCACTCAAAATGATGTGAAGGTGATGACCGTAGACGGTGACAGCATGTGCCCAACGATTCAGTCGGGAGATCGCCTGTTCTTTGACGTTTCGGTGAGGAACTTCAAGGTTGACGGAGTATACGCATTTGTCTTCGGGCAGCACTTCCATGTCAAGCGCCTGCAAATGCAGGGCCTTCAATTAGCCGTGCTTTCAGACAACCCGGCTTACAAAGACTGGTATGTAACAGAAGAGAATCAGGACCAGCTCTATATCATGGGAAAAGCGCTGATCCATGAGTCGATAGCTTACAACAAGCTGTAGCAGTGGCTTGAAGAGACGGCTTGGTGATGAAAATTATGGGCTAAATCCGCCTCAAAAACCAAAGCTGGATGAGTATCACGGCAAGATTTGAGCAGGACAAACCGAGAGCAATCCAAGTTAATGTGCTTACGCTCTCCATATGGAAACCTCATGACGATTGACAGGATTCTTTCAATTATAGCAACCACAGTATCATTTGTTGCAATTCCTGCAAGTGGATTCATAAGTTACAGATACGCAATTTTAGGTGAGCGCCGTAAGGAATTTAACGCAGTTGCAGATAATATTCGCCATAAGTTGCGTGAACACCAGAGGCATATGGAGAAAAATATCTATCCATCTGGTGAGCATGTAGATATATCACAGAAGGATTTTGACACCCTAGCAGATGTTGCATATGAAAGAGATAGAAAGGCAATCCGTACATTGTGCGATAAGTATCAAAAATCCCTGCATGCCAGCATAACGGTTGATGAGTATGGCGACTATGAAATTTTAGGTTTTGATGAGGCTATGGGAGACCTAGCAGAACTTTTATCGCTCATCGAAAGGAAATAGTTGCAAAATAGCTACAACCTGTTGACCACACCACACCTCTCAGTTTTTCATTTGACCAGAAAATTCATGATGTTAAGATGATTCCGATTGCAATCAAAGGAAACATCAAATGAAAAAAGTAGTTCTTTTAGCGCTTGGAGCGCTTTTGTTGTCTGGCTGTACTGTTCGTGTGGCCGATCTGACCGTGGCAAGTACCAAAAATTACAACCTCAACGGTGGTAAGTTCTACAAAGGTAAGCGAGTTACTGCTGAGGACAGCTATCCAGTAATCATCTTCCCTACTGGCATTCCTAACGTCAAAACCGCAGCAGACCGTGCGATCGAGAAAGACCGCTGCGCTGTTGGTCTGACCGATGTTGTGGTAACGCAGCTCAACCACGCGTTTATCTTCGGTAAAATAGGCCTACGCGTAGAAGGCAACTTAGTCATTGACCGTAGCCTTCCTGGTTGCGAAAACGCGAGCTAAGTTCACTTCAACCCGGCCACCGCGCCGGGTTTTTTATTGCCCACCCATAAAGCTATCCCCCATTCTGCCGATAACTATCCAGCCTGAAGCTGATAATAATAACTATCGCAACACTACCTGCCCGCCCGTGCGGGCTTTTTTATTGCCCCTTCCTCACCAACTCCGCAGCATCCCTGTTAGCTCCCTTCCCTATCACGTTTCCTGTTTCCTTCCGGTACTGCTTCAGCTTGTCGATGATGTTTTGCTGGGTCATGGGTAATTCAGCCAGTGACAATTCCATCACCGCCCGCCCCATCGCCTGAATTTTCATGCTTATACGCTCTTCATCCAGAACCATGCACATCCCTCCTGCTGTTTTTTTAAGCATAGCACTCATGATTTACAAAAATAAATTCATTTAGTTATCATTAATTTATAACTTATGTGATTGATATTATAAATTAGGTTATTGCCATCACTCATAACTAAGGTTATCTTTAATCCATCGAAACGAAACATCGACAGCTGAGCGAAGTTAGCCAGCGGCGAAGTGGAGATTCGGTTAGTCGAACGGCGCGACGATAAACCATGCGTCGGACCATAGGCGGGCTCAGGAAGAGCGGCAATTATGGCTAAACGATTTACCGGCAGCTCTTTGCTAGGGGCTGACGGTAAACAAACAGAGGGGTGTGTATGGCAGATAAAAAAACGGCGCCACTACTGCTTAACGTAGACGCCAGCGAGGTGCTTACTCAGACCGGGGAGCTTTTAAAGTTACTTGAACTTCCAGCCAGTTCCTTTCAGGGAATTCCTGAGCATGTCGTCGATCTGTTTTTTGACCGTGTCCGTGGCCTGATTGACAACATCGCCCTTAGTGATTTCTCGACCACAGTCAGCACAACTGACGCCGGTGAAATTTGTCTCAAAGTCAAAATCATCGGGCTGGTTGAACATCTCACTTCCGCAGTCAGGGCACACGGTCCGCATGGTTTGCATGAATATATCCTTTCTACTGTTGGGGAGATTAAAGAGTAAGCGATTTCTTGCTGTTGGGGAATAGCGGGAAAGCGCGCGCCGGGCGCGGATAAATATCCCGGCACTAACTGGAATGTTTTGGGGTGTGGTGGCGGTGTCCTCAAGCGAGGTGCAACGCTAGCAGTGTGATAAGACCTGAAAACCGGCTGGGCAGATAGTTGTTTGCCAATACAGAAAACAGGGCGTCAGGAAGTAAGTGAGAGTGGCGACTCAGTGCCAGTCCACCACACCGACCAAAGCATTTCTCCCGCATCAGCGGGTAACGACAGAGGGTAAGGCGATGAGTGATACGTACCAGGCGGTATATGACGCAGTGCGAAGCAGAATTAGCAATGGAGATATTGGCTCCGCAGTAGAGACTGCGATGCGTGATGCGCAAATAAGCTTTTATTTTGACCGTATGGCTTGTGTGTTTGATGAGTACATCTCAGAGCAAGCAAGACCTTGCGTAGTGTTCAAGCCGACGCTGTCGCAAGACGGTAATGCATGGCTGGCTGTTCTCGGTGACATCCCTACGGGTGTCGTAGGTTGCGGTGATTCACCCGCAGAAGCCATGTATGACTTCGATAAAAAATGGTTTGAGAAAACAAAATCAGCAGAAGCCGCCTAGTCAGCGGCTTTTTTCATACCTCACCGTTCTCGATGAGTGCGGTTAGTTATGACAACCGGCGGCCATCCACCGCCCATTGAAACACAGAAAAATGCGTTGAAGTCTTGTATTAACCGTTCCGTTCGCCGCGATAAGGCCAAGAGGATTTATGAGCAACCCAATCACAGTAGGTTTTTCAGGCCTGACGAATCGAATTTTCGCGGGTCGATCAAAGCCAAGCAAATTGGCACCCGGCGTTCGTGAGTTCACCGGTGAGAAATTTGATGTCACAGACGAGGCGCTATTTGCAGTGGCCCATATTCTCGCAGTTCGTGATGACATCCTGATATTCCCGACAGTTGATGGGAAAGAGATTCACCTCCGCGCCGACATCAAAGAAAAGCGGGAGGCATCATGACAGTCACCCACAACGGCAAGCAGTACACCGCCAAAAAACTCAACGATAACGAGTGGCAGCTGACGTCGGTATCGGCACCGCGTGAAAAGCTGGTACTTAACCGCTGGCAGATGCATATCGCTGGCCTCCTGGAACAGGTTGAGGTGAAGGTATGATCAACCACTACGGCACCACCCCGCTCATTCGCCAGTGCGTCACGCCCGGCATGATGGCAATGCATGAAGGCCGAACATATCGGGTCTCAGCGGTCATTCAGGAGCGCAAATGGGTGTACCTGCACACCGATGCAGAAATCATCCGCCTCAATGACTGCGTGATTGACGTCCTTCTGGACGGTCACGGCAACCCTATCCAGCACTAACCACCCTATTCAACCGATCGGCCTGGCATTACGCGGGCGGGATCTGCACATCCAAATTTCAGGAGAAACCATGAGCGAAGTAACGGACTTAACCGTCATCGAAATCAAGCCGGAGCAGGCGCCAGTGCTTTACAGCGCGGGCGGACTTAATGGCTTTCTCGAACAAATTCGCGAACTGGCTAAAGAAGTGCCAGACGTTACCACTAAAAAAGGCCGTGACCGAATTGGAAGCCTGGCGCGCATGGTTGGTTCCAGCAAAACGGCTATTGAGAAGCCTGGTCGAGAGTACCTCAAGCGATTGAAAGAAGCGGTTAAGCCCGCCGAAGAGGAATTGCGAGTTTTTACCAGAGAATGCGATGCCATTCGTGACGCAATCCTTAAGCCTCGCGATGAATGGGAAGCCGAGCAGGAACGCATTAAGGCTGAAGAAGCCATGAACGCGCTGCACGCCGAAGCGCTGGTGATGAATGAAAACATCGACCTGCAACGCGCAATACAGTTCGAAGCAGACCACGAAATGGCTCTGCTGATGAACAAGGATATTGACCGTGACCGCGAAGAGCAGCGCCGCCTGGCGGAACAGGCACAGCGTGAGCATGAAGAACGAATTAAGCAGGAAGCAGCAGAACAGGCCCGCCGCGATGCGGAAGCGAAGCACAAAGCAGAGATTGAAGCCGCAGCGCGCCGTGAAGCGGAAGAGAAAGCACGTGCTGAGTTGGCTGAACGCCAGCGCATCGAAACCGAACAGCGTGCGGCACGCGAGAAGCAGGAAGCTGAAGCTCGGGCAGAGCGCGAAAAAGCCGCGGCGGTGGAAGCTGAGCGCCTGAAGGCAAAACAGGCAGAAGAAGCCCGCCAGGCGGAAGAAAAACGCAAAGCCGATGAGCAGGCGAAGCGCGAGGCTGACGTGAAGCACCGCAAGACGGTCGGCACCAACATCGTTAACGCGCTCACCAGCCACACCAGCTTAACCCGCGAACAGGCTATCGAAGTGCTCACCGCACTGAAAGATGACCTGATCCCCTGCGCGAAAATTCATTACTGAGGTGAGTCATGAAAATCACATGCGAGTGCGTGGAAATGCGCACATCTGTCGGTCCACACAACACCATCAAAGTAGAGATGGAAGGCGTTGTGCTGGCCGGCACCGTTAAAACCCGTGACGTACTACCCCAACTCGACGGCGCAGAAGTCATCGAGTGGCTGGCTGAACAGGGATACGTCATCACTCATCAGGAGCGTGCAGCATGACGGCGGCAGAACGGTGGGATGAAGAGTCATTTCTGCGCCTTATGCGCGACGTGCTGCCGGAAAAGCCGGATGGTGATGACGAGCCAGTTAACCTGGCCGCCGAGCGGCAGAACCCGGTCATTAGTTGGGATGAATTTGCGGGGAATTACACATGACAGATAAAAAAGTATACGCCGCCATTAGCGGCGTTGCTTCAGCGCTTGCTGAGAAGGGTATCAGCAAAGAAAGGAAGCAAGGGAGTCAGGTCAATTACGCGTTTCGTGGTATCGACGACATTTACAACGCGCTGGCCCCGGAGTTGGTGAAAAACAAACTCCTGATCCTACCCCGCTACACCGAACGCACCAGCGTCGAGCGAACCAGCAAAAATGGCGGTGCGCTGTTCTACATCACGGTTCGTGGCGACTTCGATTTCGTCAGCACCGAGGACGGCAGCATCCACACCGTCACCACCTATGGTGAAGCGATGGATAGCGGCGACAAGGCCACAAACAAGGCCATGTCGATAGCATACAAATACGCGGCGTTTCAGGCGTTTTGCATCCCAACTGAGGAAACTGCAATCGACGCGGATGCCGAAACCCATCAGGTGCAACCGGCAGATGCCGATCAAATTCTCGCTGAATTTACTCAGTACGCCAGTACTGAAAACGACAGCAAAAAATTGCAGGCGCAATACGCGACAACATGGTCACGTCTGAATGGTTTTGCTGATCACCAGGCTAAATGCAAAGACGTCACCGGCATTCGACTAAAAGAACTTAAACAGGCGGCTTAAATGGCAAAGGGCATCAACAAAGTGATCCTCGTCGGCAACCTCGGGCAAGACCCAGAGGTCCGTTATCTTCCGTCCGGCGGCGCAGTGTGCAGCGTGACGCTGGCGACATCGGAGTCATGGCGAGATAAAGCCACTGGCGAGCAAAAAGAGCAAACGGAATGGCATCGCGTTGTTCTGTTCGGAAAGTTGGCTGAGGTGGCCGGAGAATACCTGCGCAAGGGCTCTCAGGTTTATATCGAGGGTCAGCTTCGCACCCGCAAATGGACAGATCAGTCCGGCGCTGAAAAATACACGACCGAAATCGTGGTTAACGTTGGTGGCACCATGCAGATGCTGGGTGACCGTAAGGGCGGTGGCGCACCAGCAGGTGGCGGCCAGCAGCATGGAGGTTGGGGTCAGCCTCAGCAGCCACAGGGCGGAAATCAGTTTAGCGGCGGCGCGCAGTCTCGCCCGCAGCAGCAGTCTGCACCTGCCCCATCGAACGAACCGCCAATGGACTTCGACTCAGACATACCATTCTAGGAGCTGAATATGAAGACCTGTTCCAGATGCAATCAGCAGAAGGAAGAAAGGGAATTTCAGATTAGAAGAGCATCCAACGATGGACTTTCAGCAGCATGTAAAGCCTGCTTATCAGATTACGATCGCAGTAGAGCAAACCTTCCCCAGCGAGTTAAGGCTCGCGCTGAGTACCAAAAATCTGACAGGGGAAAAGCCAGAGGAAATGCTGCAAAGGTCAGGTTCTCATTAAGAAATCCATGGAAAAGAAAAGCCCACATTATCGTGGGCAATTTTTTGCGCGACGGGAAGTTAATCCGGCCTGTGGCATGTGAGACATGTGGCGTTAAATGCAAGCCGCAGGCCCACCATTGCGATTACAGCAAGCCAACCGAAGTTATGTGGCTCTGCACTTCATGTCACAGCAATTGGCACAAATTCAACACACCAATTTACCCAGAGAATTCCCTTCCCGGTCAGGACCAAGCCATGAGCAAATTCACCCCCGAGTATCGAAAATATCTTCTCCGGCCAATCCCTGACCGGAAGCTCTCACCCTCTGAGCGAGCAGATCGCAAAGAGCTTTACAAAATCATCCAGCAAGAAAGAGCCAACTACGATTCACCCCCTGCCCCATCCAACTACACGCCAGCCGACCCATATCTCAACGACAATCGCAAAGGCCTCGGCGGCGCTTCAAGGAGTGACTAATGACTCACGCTCACGACGACATCAGGGTTGGCACACTGTGCCTTCCCTTCATTGGTAACGGCTGGCTAATGCCATGGGGTGAAGTGGTCAGCAATCCATTAAAGGCGCAGCGGCTCGCTGAGGAATATCGGGAAAGGCAGGAGGTGGCATGACAGATGCAACAATCTTGGACATGTGCTGCGGTTCTCGCATGTTCTGGTTCGATAAGCAGGACGACCGCGCGGTTTTCAGTGATATCCGCGCCGAGCAGCATGAACTTTGCGACGGACGCCAGTTAATCATAAGCCCGGACCTTATAGCTGATTTCCGTACCCTTCCCTTTGCCGACAACACTTTCCCTGTAGTCGTGTTCGATCCGCCACACCTCGAGCGTGTCGGCGATAACGCGTGGATGGGGAAAAAGTACGGACGACTAAACAAAGAAACATGGCGTGATGATTTGCGCGCCGGCTTCTCAGAGGCATTCAGGGTGTTGTGGCCACACGGCGTACTCATCTTCAAATGGAACGAAACGCAGATCCCGGTAAGCAATATCCTGACGCTTACCGACGAGAAGCCGATCATCTGGCAGCGCACCGGCAAGTCAGACAAAACCCACTGGGTGATCTTCGTCAAAGGTGGTCCCAATGTTCAGGATAATCCAGCCTAATACCTGGTACGCCGATCCCCACGGCGCGCCATGCAAAATCCTCCGCGCTACCCACGAAGTAGTCCATTACATCCGCAACGGCCGCACCTGCATCGCCAGCATGGGCCGCTTTCAGCATGAATTCGAGCCGCTGACCAAAGCACAGGCTGAGCGGATCGCCGAAGAAATAGAAACAGCAGAACACCTGAAGAAGCTGCGCGCCCAGAGTGCGGCATGAGGAGAGAGCGTGAAACCTTACGAATCGAAGAAATCGCAGTTCACCAGAAACCTGATCCGGCGGCGCCACGCTGAATGGTCAGAAAAGACCTTCGGCAATGTCGGCCCCATCGGACCTCTGAAGCACCTTTCGAAAGAGGCGCTGGAAGCTGCTGCCGATCCTGCCGACCTAAGTGAATGGGCTGATATGCAGTTCCTGCTTTGGGACGCGCAGCGGCGCGCCGGTATCACCGATGAGCAAATCACCGCGGCGCTGGAAGAAAAGCTAAAGGTGAATATGGCGCGCCAATGGCCGGAGCCGAAAGACGGCGAGCCGCGCCTTCACATCAAACCATGACGCAACTGATAGCCAGTTATGAGCTGGCTATTGGGTGCGAAAGCACTGCCACGTTATCCCTTTTGCCCGGCCACGCGCCGGGCTTCTTTTTACAGGTGACAAAATGAAAAAAGGTTTACTGCTACTGGCTGTTCTGGCTCTTTCAGCGTGTGATGTGAATGATGCGGATGTGGCCAGCCGTAACGTCAGCAAAGCCGCGGACAATTTCGAAGCTCAGCGTCGCTTTGTTTTTTATAACGGCATCACCGGCGAATTCATGCTGGAGATCACAGGACTTTGCTCCAAAGACAATACCAGCACCGATCGTACCCTGGGCGTCATCTGCAAGACCGGACCGGGCGTCTACAAAAAGCACATGCTCGGCCTATCAGATAACGTGACCTGGTTCATGGAAGATCTGAGCGGCACGAACGCCAGCGTGAACCATTATCGCGTCACCTTCAAACCTTCCGTAATCATCCCTGACATCGATATCCGCTAACCACGTTACAGCAGGAGCGCCCCATGCAATCAAACCCGATGACCTGGCTCATCGCCGCAATTATGGCGCTGGGCGCTCTCATCTCATTTCTTCACGAACCGGAAGGTGTGCAATGGCTGCTTTTAATGTGGGCGCAATAGTCCAGAAGAAGACCGGCGGCATTCATGGCGTGGTGGATAGCCTGCAGGATCCGGACGGCGACCATCCGCAGTTCTGGGTGCGGTGGGACGACAGAAATTATTCAGTCCATCCAGAAAACGAATTACGCGCGGCCACGCCAGACGGTCCGCAGTTTTATAAAACGATGTCATAGGAGCGATCATGAGCGAAATTATTCAAATCGTGCCCAGTGATTGGGTGACAGAAGACCTGCTTGTGAAAATGACAGGACTTCGACCGGGAACGATCGCGCGGGCCCGCAAAAAATGCTGGATGGTCGGGCGGGAATACCTGCACGTCTCCCCTGACGGCGTACCGAAGAAAAACAGCGAATGCATGTACAACCGTAAGGCTGTCGACCAGTGGGTTGAGAGCCTCAAAAAGAAACAGCCAGGTGCGCGCCAATGATGATCCGTTTATGCTTAGCGGGCTCTTGGACGTCAGGAGGGAATAATGGCTAAGTCAGCATACCCAACAGGCGTGGAGAATCATGGCGGCACGCTCCGCATATGGTTCATCTATAAAGGCAGCCGGGTGCGTGAAAGCCTCGGCGTGCCGGATACACCAAAAAACAGAAAGGTCGCTGGCGAGTTGCGCGCGTCGGTGTGCTTTTCGATTAAGACCGGCAACTTCAACTATGCCGCACAGTTCCCGGATTCGCCGAACCTGAAAAGGTTTGGGGTGGAGAGAAAGGAAATCACCGTGCTGGAGCTGGCGAATAAGTGGCTGGAACTGAAACGCATGGAGATCAGCACCAACGCTATGTCACGCTATTCATCTATAGCGCGCAACATGGTGCCAAGGATCGGAGGTGACAGGCTGGTATCTGCAGTAACGCAGGAAGACCTGCTGTTTATCAGAAAGGAATTGCTGACCGGTTATCACACCCTGAAAGCTGGGCAGAAAACGCCGGTTAAAGGCCGCTCGGTCAGAACGGTCAACAACTACATGAAGATAATGGGCGGGATGTTTAAGTTTGCTGCTGACAGCGGGTATGTCAGGGTGAACCCGTTCACCGGGATCGCCATGCTTAAGCGGTCACGATGCGAGCCTGACCCGCTGACGCGCGACGAGTTTGTCAGGATGATTAACGCGTGCGCCACCCAGCAGCTGAAAAACATGTGGTCTCTGGCTGTGTACACCGGAGTTCGCCACGGCGAACTTGTGTCGCTGGCCTGGGAAGATATCGACCTGAAAGCGGGCACGATGATGATCCGCCGGAACCACACGTTAACGAAGGAATTCACACTTCCGAAAACGGAGGCAGGAACGGACCGCATCATTAACCTCATTCAGCCAGCGATCGACGTGCTGAAGAGCCAGGCCGAATTAACACGCCTGGGTAAGCAGTATCAGGTTGAGGTGAAACTGCGCGAGTATGGCCGTACTGATGTGCATCCGTGCACGTTCGTGTTCAACCCGCAGATCGCATCACGTAATGGCCGTGCCGGGCATCATTACGCAGTGGGGTCGATTAACCAGTCGTGGGAAGCGGCAATGCGACGCGCCGGGATTCGCTATCGCAGAGCATATCAGTCCCGACACACGTATGCATGCTGGTCGTTAGCTGCCGGTGCAAACCCGAACTTCATCGCGAAGCAAATGGGCCACACCGACGCGCAAATGGTTTACCGGGTGTACGGATCCTGGATGGCTGAAAATAACCAGGACCAGGTACTCATCCTCAACCAGAAATTGAGTGAGTTTGCCCCATCCATGCCCCACGCAGTGGGATCGGATGGTTATTAA